ATTGATGGACATAAGACTGGGTATTCTTTATTAAAGACAATGGTACCAAATAAAGAGTACTACTTTGGAATAGGTAAACATGTTGCGATAGTTAGACTTAACGATGAGTTAAAAAAATGGCAGTACCTTGAACTTCAATCTCCTGAAGATAATGGATGGAAAACTTTTACAAAAAATACGCTCAAAAAACGGTTCGATTGTCCTAGAACCCAAACAAAATACGGGTTACAAATGCCAATTAAAGGGTATTTGGCAGAAGTTAGAGCATTTGAGAGAATAAAAGAATTTCCTGATATACTTGGCTATATTAATACATCACAAAAAAATCAGTTAAAAGGTAAAACTGGGAGGATCTTATAGTGTCAGAAATCGATGGCTATATTGAATGGATGAAAGAAAAACCGGATGATAAGGTTTGGTGGGGAACAATTTTTCATGGCATTTCTGAGGATGATATAAAATCGGGACGAGCTACAGATGATGATATAAATGATTCCATAGGATGGGGGGACCATATTTTTTCTTTCGATAAACATAAAATCTATTGGTTATTTAGAGACTATCCAGATGCCTTAACAAATGAAGAAAAAGAAGCCTTTGATAAAGAAAATCCGTTTTGGAAAAATTTCTTTAAGAATAGATAACATTAACGTCGTACAATTTTATAATGTCATGTGATATAATCGCCATAGATCATCTACGACTTGCATAGGTTCTAGTTGGTCTTTTTTTATTTGAAGGCTCACGACCACTTATGCTGGTCGTTTTTTGATGGAACTAATAAGCCGAGAGGCGATAAATCGAAAGGAATTGTTGTGCCAACGCCAATTATCAACAAAGACGAACCAGATAGCAATGACCAAGCTGAAAATTCTGGTGTAGAAAATCAAGGTCAAGAGTCTAAAACATTCTCTCAGGATGAAGTTAATGAAATTATCTCCAAAAGAGTTAATGAGATTAATGCTAAGAATAGTGAAAAGACGGCTAAGGCTATTGAGAACGCCCTAGCTGACTACGAACGTAAAGCAAAACTTTCTGAAGAGGAAAAGGCTCATGAGGAGCAAGAACGCCTAAAAAGCGAACTTGCAAGTAAGGAACGCGACCTGTTAATCCGCGAAAATCGTGCAGAAGCACGCGAAATATTATCAGAGAAGTTGATGCCTAGCATCTTTGTTGACTACATCGTAGACGAAGACCTCGACAAGACCAAAGAAAACATCAATAAATTCGAAAAGGTTTGGAATGAGGCTATTGCAGAAGAAGTTAAGAAGAAGCTAATTGGCAAGACGCCAGTTGATCCATCAAGTAGACCTAAACCAGGTGGAGATGGTGGTAAAACTAGCACACGAGAACTTCTCTTTGGCAAGAAAGGATAATATATGCCAATTACATTAGCTGACGTAAGAAATCGCAGCCAAGACACGTTGACTGATTCAGTAATCGATGAATTCAAGACTTCCCCACTTATGAATGACTTAGAGTTTGACAACACTGTCAAACCTCAAGGTGGAAAATCTCTAACTTATTCATATAACCGCATTACCACCCAGCCTACTGCTGCTGGTCGTGCAATTAATGGTGAATATACTGCCCAAGAAACAAAAACCACCAAGATTTCTACTGATCTTAAAGTTATGGGTGGTGCATATAAAATCGACCGCGTAATCGCTACTAACGAAAAACAAGTTGTTGATGAAGTGGAATACCAATCGGTGCAAAAAGCAAAGGCAACTATTGCTGAGTTTCATAACCAGATCATCAACGGTGACTCTGGTGTTCGTCTAACCGATTTTGATGGTTTGAACAAAATCTTAACCGGTACTTCTAATGAGATTAATCCAGCTGCCGCTATCGATTTGTCAGACTCTGCAAAAATTAAAGCCAATGGTTCTGCTTTCCGATTTATGCTCAGAAAAGCTTTAGGTAAAATGGGCGGTGCTGCAACGCATATCTTAATGAATGCTGATATGTATGCTGCGTTTCAATCTGTGTTTGATGAAGCTCATGGTCTTACTATTTCACGAGACGAAGCTGGTAATGAAACCGCTAAATTCGGCACTGCGAAGATTGTGATTATGGGTGAAAAACCAGGTAGCAATGATCCGATTATTGAGACTAAGAGTCCAGCTGGAGAAACATCAATTTATGCCATTCGTGCAGCTCTCGATGGCTTTCACGTCGTAACTCCAGAGGGTGATGATATTGTTAAAATTTACCCTCCAGACTTTACCACTCCGGGAGCGGTTAAGTTTGGCGAAGTCGAATTCGTTGGTGCAGCAATCCTCAAATCTACAAAGGCTGCTGTCGTTCTCCGTAAAATTAAAATCGCTTAATTAGAAAGGAAAGTAAGATGAAAGCAATCATCAAATCACCAGTTAAGGATTACATGGGAGTTTCAGCTTCTGTGGCTTTCGCCGACGGTAAAGCTGAAGCTGATATTAGTGAGTCTCAACTTGATTATTTTGAATCTGCTGGCTATGCGGTGGAAATTCTTGAAGCCCCTAAGGTTGCAAAGAATAAAGCTGATGCTAAAGATACTAAAGAAGCTGAGTCTGAACCTGAAGTCAAAACAGAAGGAAAATAAGATGTTAGATAAAGATCAGTTCATCTCGAAGTTAAAAGAGAAGCTCAAAGCGATTAATATTGCTGTTAATGATACAGACAACAACGCTTTAGTAGATTTTCTAGCTCTTGAGATGGCTGATCGCTTGTCTTTGTATCTTAATCTCACTAACGACAATAAACCTCGTTATGACGAGAGACTAGTATCTATATCGGTTAGAGTCGTGTCTTCTTTGCTTCAGGAATCTAAAGATAAGCTTTCAGGTTCTAGTACTGAAAGTAAGATTCAATCTATCTCAGATAATGGACAAACCATTACATTCTCGAATACTGCTAAAAACTATATTACTACTGCTTCAGATAGTGAATTATTTGGAGGAGTGGCAAATATCTTGAAGCCTTATAGGAGGATTCGTGTTTTTTCCTAAGGTTGCGCAAAATATTATCGCTGATATCTTTTATGATAAAAACATCTATATCTTAGATAAAACTGAATCTATCGACGATGAAGGTGGAATTGTTAAACAAGAAGACGTGAACTCGAATATTAAGCGCAGTTTTAACGGAAATGTTAAGTTCAACGAACTTGGAGCAGTTCAGAACGAAATGGGCCTTGTCGAGAAGATTGATATTAGTATCACCTGTAGCACTTCCGTGGAAATTGAATTAGACGATTTAATCAAAGTAGGAGAAACGATCTACCAAGTGACTAAGGTTCTTCCCTTTGACTCACATAAGCTCATCACGGGGGTGAAATGGCGAGCGTAACAATTAACGTTACTGGCATTCGGGAGCTTAAATCCAAACTTGATAAGTCAGTAGTAATCAGGAATCTTATTAGGGGCGTTAACCGTGCATCGGCGATTCTGGAACAGAAGACTAAACCAAAGATTCCAGTAAATAGGTACGAACACGGCGGCAAACTGCGAGGCGCTCTTACTGTGATTCCGGCTGAACTTAAAGGCTCTGAAATTATTGGTGGAATCATGAACCCAACAGAGTATGCAATGTTCGTTGAGTACGGAGTTGGCAGAAAAGCGGTAGGGACCCATCCAAAGGGTGAAGGTATGACTTATCGTATGACCCCTTGGGTGTTCCCTCTAGAGACCGACAAAGGGCTGAAGTTCATCAAGACCAATGGTTATCCTGCGAGAGCACCGATGTATCGGGGTTTTAAGGAATCAGAAGCTGATATCAAAAAGCAGATTGAAGAAGCTATCTCAGCTAGTCTAGGGAGAAAATAATGTATCAACCAAAAGAAGAGATCTATAAGGCCCTAAAAAGTCTAGGATACGCTTGTCAACAAGGTTCTCAAGCAATATTCACGAAAGTTCCAGTAATTACCTTTTGGATTGGTAGCAACAATCCTGAATATAACCTAGAAAACCAGATTGCTAAACAAGATATTGAAGTTGTTATAGATATTTTCACAAACAAGAGTACTGACCTATCCCGCATTCTTAGCGAAGTCGAGACTAAGATGAGAACGATCAATTATCGACTAGTACATTCAGTGGACGTCCCAAATCCAGAAGGA